AAATGTGAAGTGGTTTGTGCTAACTGCCACAGGGTCAGGACTTACAACCGTTTAAATGGATAGTTGTGTGCTATAATTTTGTATGATCCTAATGACAAAAGAAGACCTAATCTCAGCCACAAAACAAAGAAGGCTGCATGTTGTAAAAAATTTTTATAAAGACTTCCCTTCTTGGAAAGATATAAACGATTTTTATGATCGTGCAAAAGAGACTAATACCATAGACTATAACTCTTTTGGTACAATGGTTATTGAAAATGATGCAAGAGTTTTAGAATATTACAAAAAAGCAGTATCAGATATTTCTTTATGTCATCAGGGGCATGTACTTTTTTCAATGATGATTATTCATTTTATAAACAGAAACAACAATTCAATGACAGACAAGAACCTATCTAGCCTTTTCTCAAAATTTAGTACAGATAACCCTAAAAGAGTTCCAGAAGAACTAAAAATACATGACAATGGAGTGGATGGCTGGGGAAATGAGTTCTGGGATCCTGCCGTTCACTCAGACCAACAAGACAGACTTTTTATTCAGGGTAGTGGACAAAGCCTATGGAAAGTTTTTCATGACAATCAAGAGTTAAACTACGAAGTATTATTGAGTGAGGGAGATGCAGCCTATATACCAAAGGGAGTAATTCATAGCGTTGAATCAATGTGCCCAAGGCATTCAGCAAGCATAGCCTTTTCTGACGACCCAGAGATATCCCAGGCATAGTTTTAAGCCATGGTATAATTATTACATGTTAAAAGAAGGCGACTTTGTCATGGGATCAACCTCTGAGGGGGTTGTACATGGTGTTATAGAGCACATCATGACTGAGGGTGGGATACTTGGTACACCTGGATCAGAATATGCTTTGGTTTCAATGCCACCAGAAAACCCAGCAATGTCAGTCAGAATACATAAAGAAGAAAACGGTACATGGAAGCCAACAGCATACAGTATTGGCATGATGTACAAGGATGCTGAAAAAGCAGATATGGATAATCACACAATGGATTCAGAAACAGCAATGGCAATGTATGACTCATCAATTGGAAAATCAATTAGCAAAGCATACGAAGGTTGCGGATGCCCTATGTGCAAAGAATTAAATGTAACATGCGAAGAGTGTCCTCAGTGTCAGGCTGGAGAAATGAAATCAGATTGCTGTGGTAATGTAAGTAAGCAAGCACCTTGTTGGGATGGATATGTTCAAAGAGGAATGAAGCCAGGAGACAATGGTAAGCCAGTTCCTAATTGTGTACCTGCTGCAAAAGCGGATGATCTATTTGAAGATGATGACACAGTAGAATATGATGAAGATTCAGTGTCAAAGGCTGAAGGATACTCACCACCAGCAGGAGCAAGATCTGCTGCTCGTAGAGCAATTAAATTTAAGGAAGATGGAAAAGCAAACGGTGCTGGAACATCTGTAGGTTGGACTCGTGCAGGGCAGTTAGCAAGAGGAGAATCAATCTCTCTTAGTACTGTTAAGAGAATGTACTCATACTTCTCACGCCATGAAGTAGACAAGAAGGGTAAGGACTGGGGCAACTCAGCAAACCCATCTAATGGATACATCATGTGGCTTGCATGGGGTGGAGACGCAGGATATTCATGGTCACGAGGAATTGCTAATCGTGAAAGAGATAAAGGTTTGTTTGCTGATTTTGGCAAGGATCATACAAAAGTTCAAAGAGAAAGACACACACTCTAATGCCAAAGAAAAAAGCAGCAGCGTTTAATCCTATTCAGATTAAAGATGGATGGATTGTTAGACTATATAAAGATGGTCGAATTAAATCTAAGATTGCCCCATACGAAGTAAAGCATCCTAAGAAGTAGAGTAGCCTTTAAATAAATCTGCTACATGGTGTTGAAAATGAATTCCTGGATGTGATGATACCTGAACTCTTTTTCCATAACTGTAGAGAGCATCAGAACCAACATCCCAAGAAGGATGATCAGTAAATTTAGAGTTATGTGATAAATTACAAAGATTATTCGGAAACCTGCTATCATTTGTAAAATAATTATTAAATTTATCATCAGCAAATTTTATATAATTTTTTAGTTTAAAGTTAGGAATTTGTACTAAGACGTCCATTAACATAGAACTTGGGTTATCCCATGTTGACCAATAAAAGTTAATACCATGAGAATAACAAAAATCTTGTATTGTTGATATTGAGTCAATAGAATCAGATACTAGTTGGTGTGGTGAAAAAATATTTTCCATGTATTGCAGCCCTTTTTCTTTTGATTTAGAGTAGGGGGAAAATTCTTGTTTTTCAAAAAACATTTCTTTGGTGCTGCGATTATATGATATTCCAATTTTAAAAGAAGTCTGTGTTTCTATCTCTTCCTGTTCTCTTGGGTTTATGTTTTTAAGACTAGAATAAAAATCTATGTCTGATATCAAAGAAGTTCTAAAAAATGGAGGAAATAAAGCAAAAATAGTTTTTGGCTTGTTGTTTTTTGAAACATATCTAATCACTAATTCTGATATTTTCTTTATTGTTATGCCAGCAACACCTAAATTTAAAACATCTTTATTAATTTCTGAACCCAATATCCTTGGCCAGGTTCCATCTTCTGGTACTCCAACACCAAAAGTGTAGGAACAGCCCAGGGCAAGGATCTCAGCATCTTTGTTTAATTTGCCCCTAAGACCTAACTCGTTAATTTCGTAGTCATTATCATTATCAATTACAGTTAATGGTAAGTGAAGTTTTTTAGGACCAAATGGTTTCTTTGCGTTTGGTAACAAATTACCAAATTGTTGTGTATCTGTAAAATTATTAATTATATAACTACTTGTATTATAATTTTTATAAACATTTAAAATATTCTTATCTGATAAATCCATTTATAAATTATAGCACGTACCCCTGGCAAGAATCGAACTTGCGACGCATGGCTTAGAAGTCCATCGTTCTGTCCACTGAACTACAGAGGTATGGAGCGAGTGACCAGAATCGAACTGGCACAATCAACTTGGAAGGATGATGCACTACCATTATGCAACACTCGCCTTGTACACCAGGTAGGACTTGAACCTACGATAGCCGAATTATGAGTTCGGTGCCTTAACCAACTTGGCTACTGGTGCTAGGACTTATTTAATTAGTAAGCCAAAAAATGTGCCAAGAAGAAAGCATAAAATCCCAATAGTAGAATGATAGTATGTTTTCATGTGTTGTCTAATAATGTAACGCTTTATTTCTTTTGATATTTTATTTACTTCGTCTTGATCTACCACAATATCTCCAGTTCTAGTTAGGGACTGAGCGTAATGATCCAAGAATAATTTCTTCTCTTATTCTTTTTTGTTGCTGCTCAAACTTTGATAGGTATGGTTTGGCCTGTATTCTTTTCTTATTCTTAAGTGCTCTTTTAATCTTGTGCTGAGATACTTTGTCGTTAGACTTTTTCATTTTGATCCCTGGTTTTCTGCTACATTGTCACAAGGACATATGATTGATTCTGGAAGTTCGTGAACCTTGGTTACAATCGTAATCATAGTCTCACACTCAACGCACTTATAAATCTTCTTAACTCGTTTGCTCATAAACTAATCATACCATATTGAGATGCGTGTGTCAAAATTTGTTTCCATCCCATGTTCCAATTTTTGTTGTAAGGATTCCATGATCTTCCCACAACTTAATTACATTTGGATTGTCATCTACGGCATGCAGAACATCCCATAGTATGTTAATCTTATCAAGCATATCTTTCTTTGCTTCGTAGTCTGGTCTACCATCATCATCTGCCCTCATAAATAAAGCATGAGACCTAATATTATTTTTTGCAAGCCACATAGATGTTAGCCCACGATATTTTTCTTTACGAGATGTGACAATCAAGATGGCATGACGATCAGAAACAGCATTATTTAACATCTGAACAACTTCTATATTTGGCAGGGCACCCATAGAAGCCTCATGAAAGGCGTCGTAGTCCCTATTAGAGCCACGAACATAGTGGAGGTAGGGATCTACATTAGCAAGCGTTCCATCTACGTCAAAGATGTATGCAGAAGGTTTAATTTTGATTAACCTTATATGTCATAACAAAATAACATGCTATATATCCCGTAATAAATGCTGGAATTAAGAAAAACAAACTAATCATTCATAAGCCTCCTGTCTATCAAAAAATTCAGTCATATAATTATCTTCTCCTCTTGCAACCTTTGCTGCAAGGATACGCATACCAAGGGCATTGGTGATAGAGTTCTCAATTGGAAGAGCCTCAATAGCCCTTGCGATTTCTTCTCGTAATGTCATTTCGTCTATAGTCATACTTTAAGTATACCCCAATACCAATGATATGTCAAATATCTACTCTTTTTCCCAATATGCTATACCATCTTCATCATAATCATCCCACTCAGGACCAGACATGTCTATTCTCATTTGATCTATCTCGTTCTTCCATTTATCAATATCTACTTGATAGTATGTGCCCCACCATTCGTAAGGTTTATTAAGATACTTCCACATTTTTGCGTGGTATTTAAAGCGTAATCCCAACTGACTATCTAAAGACTCATCTAAGTCAATAGCCTTAATAAGGTGATTACCAGCATATTCACCACAAAAATTTCCTATCCATCTTAATGGAACAATCTTAGTCTTTTGAATCTCAGTTGTCTTCATTTTCTTCCTTATATAAATTGTAAAAAAATTCTGCAATATGTTCTTGAACATGTATTCCTGGATGAGAATTTTTAATTGTTTTTTCACCATCTATAAAAGCATAGTCAGAACCATGAGCCCAAGATACATGATCTTTAAACTCGTGCTCATGAGTATTCATATTGCAACGATTGTTTACAAAACCGCCAATGCCATCATATTGTAAATTAAAATCATCAGGATAAAAACATGTAAAATTTTTTAATTTAAAATTTTCCAATTTGCTCAATTCTTGTAAAATAAACGAAGTTGGTCCATGCCAAGTTGTCCAATATAGTTTTATGTTATTTGATAAACAAAATGACTCTAACATATAAATATAGTTTACAGAGTTTAAAATTAGTTGATGTGGAGAGGTTGAGTCCTCAATGTAATTCTTGTCGTCTACTTGCATAAAAAATGAGTTATTATCTTTAATTATTGTTGGGTTGCAAAAAATATGGTCTAGTCCATCCTTTTTTCCAATATCTCCTCTATTAACTTTTGATTTATAAAATTCTTTATCTACTACCACCCTACTTCTAAAAAAATCTGGAAACAAACAAAAAATTTCTTTTGGCATTTTAGTGTTTAAACAGTATTGTATGGCATTGATACAAATATTTTGTACTGAGTCTCCAGGACTGCCCAGGTTGGTCATACTTTTGTTAATCTTTTTGCTTAAGAAGTTTGGCCACCTACCTAATTCTGGAACCCCAAGACCAAAGGTTAAAGAGCAACCAAGTGCAAGTGTTTCTGAATTTTCATAGACCTCTCCTCTACAGCCAATAGAATTTACTTCGTATGTGTTGTGTTCATCAATTGTTTCTATAGAATTATCTTTTTTATTATAACGTGTAGCAACAGCATCTTTACGGAATGGTTTATAAAGTCCAACTTCTTTTGTATTTGTAAAATACTTTTTTAAATACCAGTTATTCGTTTCTCCTTTTTTATAAAAGGACAAAATATCTCTTGTTAAAAACTTCATAATTAATTATATCATAACGATAAAAACGCTATCGTAAGGTCTTTATGTTATTATCTTTTACCCAGACCTTTTTTCCATCTTTATACACAGGCCAATAGTCCAATGCTCTCCAGTCCATATGCACTATCTTAGGCTCTTTCATTGCGATCCCAAACTAACTTGGCAAAACTCCTCCAAGATAACTTTTCTGAATCTAAAGCCTTCCAGTGTCTATGTGATTGAATATATACTGCTGCATATGCAAGGGCAGAGAATATAAATCCGTATTGTTTTGTAACAACAGCATATCCTATCCACAAAGTTTCATTAAATAGAAGAATGTACCAGCCAAGAAAATTTTTACGACCAACAAAAAATATACCTGAGACCCCTATGACAGCAAGCACCCAAGAAGCATAGTCGTTCATAAATTGGTCCATATATCTAGTATACCTTAAAGTCAGGGTTTGGTCAAGTCAAGTGCTTTTGACATTAATTTGTTATATGGTTCATAGCAATCTAAAATATCTTCTATTTTAAAATGTTTGTTTTTGTATTCTGGAGAGACCTTACTTGATCTCAGGTATGTGTCTTCTTTATTGTCTACTGCTACAGGAACAGGAATGTCTAATGGATTTATTTCAAATTCAAGATCGTTACATATTTTTAACAATACCTTTTCTGGAAACTCTATTAGGTCTTTGTATTTTACAACAATGTTTGCATTTTCATACAAGAAGTTGTACATATCCTTATACTCATTATTATATCTTTTGTTGTACCCTTCATCTGGTCGATAATGCTTTCTCATTGTTACATGAGAATGTATTGATTCAAGGGGATCTCGTGCAATAGTTATAATAAATCTATCATAATTTTGAGGAATATGGGAATATTTTATCTCTTGCCTACAGTTATTTAGTATTAAATTTGATAAGTAGTTTGCTCCAGATCTAGGATATGTGACAATTGCCATACTGGACATATTATGATACAAGACCCATAGACAAATGAATTAAGCACACATCCGCAACTATGTATTCAGAATGATTTACTACTACATCATAGTGTGTAGCATCTTTTTCACAAAAAAAACATTTAGATTTTTCCATATATTTATTATACCATTACACAAAGTCAAACCATATTGGCATGATGTATCTTGATCCATTTGCTGGTCCTACATGATACCAATAGTGAGGATTGCCAGGGTATATAACTAGATCACCAGCCTTTGGCTTAAAAGATAGCCCTTGATTAAAAAATGACAACCCCCCACCCTCATAGTCGTCATTTAGATAAACCCAGCCTGCTAAATGATTTGAGTCTTTGTGACCCATGTCGTCTATTGGGATGGTTGGACTATTATTATGAACCCATTGAGCAAAACGAGAATTCCTTGGTTTTAGTTTTACATTAAATTCTTTTTCTACCACAGACTTAATACTAGGAATATACCTTTCTGAATAAGTAAGTGAATCGTAATACAATAAAGATAGTGTAGGATTTTCAGAACTGTCTAGTTGCAAAGGACGATTGTTACTTGTCTCTGTGCTATTTATTAGTTCTATAATATGCTCACAATCTTCTTTGCTTAGATAATTATTAAATACTTTTATGTTGCTAGGATCACTTCCAATATTGTTAAAGTTTTGTACTGTTAGGTCAGAGTACCCCATCACATTCCCTTCAGGAACCACAATATCATTAAAGTTTTTTACCATATCTAACAACTTGCTAATATCTTCTTGATCGGTATGAATCATAAAGTCATAAATACCAAACTGCTGAGATAGATTTCTTATTTGTGCAACAACATCGACCAATTTTCCTTTTACTAGGTGATTTTGCTGTCTAACTGGTGCATTCTTGTCATATTTAACATACTTTTCATCATCTGGATGGGTAGTAATAAGTGGATCAATAATAACTATTGGCTTTACTTTATTTAAATCAATCTTTTTAAACTGCTCTTTAAACAATAAATTATCATCAACATATATATATTCGCAATGTTTATTTGCTATATTAATTGTTGTATCTGAAGAACCAACAACTGCCATATGAGTTTTATGCTCATGACTGTGCATTAAATCCATCACTTTATCCATCCAAACTGCAGATATATTTACTCTTTTTTCAAGAGTATCAATCAAGGATGGATCATGCATGTAGTGGTCTAGCACTAACTTTTCTGAAGGACCGTTTCCTTCGTCTCCCCATCTTCCAGCAACAAGGTTTACACCAATTCTGCCAGGTCCAAATCTATTTAAAGTGTCAACAATTTTAGCAGCATAATCAGGGCTTGTTCCGTATGCTGGTAAGGCAATTGTCATAATTAGTTGGTTTGTTTTTTGTAGTGCTTCTTGTATAACTAATGAAAAATCAATACCTCCTGGTCCATAGGGAAGTAGGACAGATTTAACATTGGCACCATCTAGTTCTTGTGCCATCTTAAGAATTCCATTAAGGTCTAAGTGTTCAATACTATCATTTATTTGCCAGTGTCTTCTCCACATCCAATGAAAAGTGATTGGTTTATTTGTATTATCCATTTTTTATTACTCTTCCTTTTGTTTTAAACCAAGATCCTATCTTAGCCTTTGCTACTTTACTTCTTAAAAGTTCTCCAAATGTTTCATGAGATATATCTGACCCAAGATACTCTTGACCCGTTTCGAGATCAATAAGTTTCCATTTACCTGGAGCCTTTGTGTGCAATATTAGATCAATAGGATAATCGTAATCATCTACTTCAGACCCGTCTAGCAGTTTTCTTTTTTTTGTACTATCCATCAATTTTCTACTATCGTAAACCAAATAGGAAGTGTGTATCTATCTCCAGACAAAACCTTTGTAACTTCATGAGCATAGTGCATATTTCCAGGGAATATGACTAAATCACCAGTCTTTGGCTTAATAGAAACATTATGTGTTTCAAATTTAATCTCTCCACCCTCATAGTTATCATTTAAATAAATAATAATTGGTAAGTGGTTCTCTGTTACATAACCAAGATCATCTACATGAGTGTTTAAGTAAGATCCAGTCTCCCAGTGAACAACACCTAAGAAGTCTTCTTTTTCTAGTATAATGATATCGTTTAAATTGTATGCTTTTATTATTTCATTTTTAACTCTACTTATGATATTGTAAATATCAGGCAGACCATCATACTTATGCATGTAAGTTAATGGCTCTCCATTAGGACCTTTTTGAGAAACAAAACGATGAGAAGATCTCTCGTCTAGTCCTTCCATCAAATAAGATATTTCTTCTTCTGTTAAGAAATTAGGAATAGTTATAATGTTTTCTGTAGAGTTACCCAATTTATTTAAAAATTTGTGATACGACTCAGTTCTTTCAATTGACCAAGGATCATTTCCAACGGGTTTATTATTTATCATATGTGCCATATAACTATTATACACTATAAAACAATCTTTAATTTCAGCGCAAAATATAGACTATATAGCCTTAGCCAAGAACTTATTATAGATCTCGTATGACCTTGAAAGGTCTTGCTCTTCTATTGTCTGCCTTACTTTGTCATACCCGTTGACACTTTTACTAGATATTACATGGTTTCTATGTGGCATGTCTCTGACATTATTCTTGTATCTGGGTTCAATTATCTCAAGTGACATTTTATCTGCTATCTTTTTTACTGTCTCAAATGGTGAATTTATCAAAGACTCATACTTTACTATGATGTCAAAGTTGTCGACAATCTCCATATCATTATCACTAAACCAATCAGAAAAGCAATATTTCTCGGGGAAAGAAAAGAAGTGCTCAAGGCTTCCCCCTTTATAGTAAAGAGCATCCATAGCCACATAAGAAGACAAAAGGTCTATTGGGTCTCTGACAATTGTTATCATTTTGTTATTTTGTAAACTATGAGACTTTTTAAAATGTACCCCTGTATGCTGCTCAATTCTATCTTGAAGATAGTGAGACCCTGTTCTAGGAACTGTAACAATGGAATACTCTAAGTTTAGATGTTTAATTTTTGTATTTGGTTTGTAGTTATCTATTGTCATAGTTTATATTATACAAGGCTACTTCG